TTTCACTTCTTTCTCTAAATTTCAATTTGTATAAATAACACTATAGAAAGACTATTATATAACAATAATCACTTTTTGTCAAGCAATAAAAATGCCAATCACGATACTGCAAATATCTATTGGCTCTAATCATTCTTCAGTAAGGAACTACCATGACCAGCACAACTATTTATACACCAATCACTCCAACATTTCTTTATATCAAGCAACACTCCATAACTGGTAAGAAATACTTTGGTAAAACTACTAGAGATCCCTATACATATCCAGGATCAGGGTTACATTGGAAACGACATATCAAAAAGCATGGTAAAGAATTCGTTGAAACCCTTTGGGTATCTGAACCATATTACGACACCAACATCACAGAAATTGCACTACAGTTATCTATTGAAAACAACATAGTAGAATCCAATCTTTGGGCAAATCTCATTCTTGAAAATGGTCTTGATGGTGGATTTGGTAATACAGGCAAGAAACATTCCGAAGAATCTAAAGCCAAGATATCTGATGCTAATACTGGCAGTAAACGCTCTGACGAAACCAAAGCAAAGATGTCTGCTGCTAAAAATCATATATCTGACGAAACTAGAGCAAAGTTGTCAGCTGCTAATAAAGGTGTTGCTCAAGAAATAGTCCATTGCCCACACTGTTCCAAAAGTGGGGGCCTTAGCCTTATGAAAAGATGGCATTTCGACAACTGCAAATCTAAGATTTCATCGCTATGACGAGAAAACTTTAAGTATAATATTTTTAAATTTATTATTATCAATATTGATGAATGATCCGTACTTACGAATCTTCCTTGATATATCTGGCCACACAATGGTTTCTGTAATCTCTTTATCTGCTTTAGATAAAAACTTTGTTATGTGATTTAGTATCACTACAGTTTCAATTGATATCTCTTCTGATATCAAAGATGTTATCACAACAGGATGTCCGTTAGAACAATCAAATAATTTATCAAATGATCCTGCCGTGCTTTCAAGTTTACATATATCCTGTTCAAAGTTATATGCTAATGATTGTGTTCTCCTTTGCCAATCTTTAAACACTGCTTCATCGTTTATCATATCACCTATCCATTTGTTATCAGCAACAAACTGTGAAGCATAATAACCAATCAAATCATCTGTATCATCAAATTGCTTTCCTATCTTAGCAAAGAAATATTTATCCTTCCTCTTCCAGAATGTTTCTGGTTTTGTTGAGGTCTTGAAGTGATACTTAATACAATCATACGAGTCAGAGTCGAAATGTAACTTTATAGATTGATATAACCTGAACGATGTAAATGGTTCGATCATAAAGGTAGAATGTGAGAATTGGATCTAAGTAATCTATTAGAAACTGCTTCTGCTTCAATCTTGTGTAATAAAGATGGTGTAATCAATTTAGAAATCTCTGTGATCTCATACTCTAACTCATCACAGATATAAACACACGCAGCAATATAATCATATCCTTTTAAGATTTTCTCTTCTACCATATAAGAGAATTCCTTTGGTGTTAATGGTATCAATTCTAAATCTTTTTCAATCTGCTCAACCATATTTGTAGACATATTAAACATCATCATATTATGCAAACACCCTTAAAATTATAGTATCGGAATTAATTCTACCATTTGGAACACTAACCTTTGTTGTCAATAATTTCCATGCAGTATCAATTTGTTTAATTGTTTTCTTTTGTGCAATTGTTAAGAACTCTTCCGGTTTCCTTAACTTAGTTTTCCTTGACACATCACTCACGTTCTGTAATGTTGTACCCTTAACTTCAAACCCCTTAGAGGACGTAGAAACATATTCTGATATTTCACGAGTCTTAGAGTTGAATACAAACAATCTCATTGCACCAATGATGGAACTAACTTGGATAGATGATATTTTAAATTCCAAACTCTCTTTTTGATATTTAAGTTTCTCCAATTGTTTGCTAACCGATTTAGGTTTTACCACTCTAGTTTTACGAACTGCCTTAGATGCTGATAATACTTTATCCAAATCCCCTAACATTACGTTAATAATATCAATTCTCTTTCTGATAATTCTTCTTATAATATGTGAATACCCTTCAACAGCTTGTTCACATGTATTATTAAAGGCATCTGAATATTCAGATAACCAAGTCATAAGTCTTGCTCTTACAGGAGGCACAGATGCTCCAGTTAAACCATGACCCTTAAATGCTGTATATAGATCTAGTTTAGATACATCCTTTTTATTATCAATCCAAGAATCTTCTATAGTGTCTAGATCAATCATCACGGTTTTATTGATTTTATTCAATAGTCTTTCTTTAGGACTTATTACAATAATAGGTTTTGCATCAATAGTAGTTTCTTTGATAAGGGATTTACCTTTTATTATAGATGAGATTAAAAAGTTTGATATCGCTTTATCACCATCATAAAATATTTCAATATCCTTTGTGCCGTTTTTAACTGTTCTTGGTTTAAATGTATTACTCAAAGCATATTTCCAATGGATACAAGCTGCAATATGAGTATTCATGGTGAATACATATTCGGGACATGCTGAAATATATTTTTGATCTTCCTTAGAACAGGTTTGATGGATATAATCTTTTATAATAGTTGATATCACTTTCTTATCAATATCGGTATGAATATACCTTTTAAATTTTTCAAAGGTATCGGTAGGAGCACCCGCTAAACCAGTTTTGATTCTGGTAACAACCTTTTTCTTCTTTTTAACAATAGCCATAATATATTTCCTGTATTTCTCAATTAAGTAAGACTAATTATACCTTATCTAGAACTAGATGTCAAGTTTTATTTTTCATCATCTGATATATCATCATAATCTATAATCAAATCGATTTCGTCTTGATTAAATTCTTCACGATAAACTTCGTATTCGTAATATTCATCTTCATTCATAATATATTTCCTGTATTTCTCAATTAAGTAAGACTAATTATACCTTATCTAGAACTAGATGTCAAGTTTTATTTTAGTCAGGAATTGCTTCAGGGTTGTCCCAATAGAAATCGCTTAGTTGTTGTGGTGTAAATGCTTCAAGATCATAATCATCGTTGTCATCTAATGGTAGATCTTTGTAACTACATTCAAAGGTCTTTGTTAAATCTTTTTTGTTTTCACTGTTCATAATATTTATTTCCTATCTTTTTAAAGTATAGGTAATTATAACCTAAATCGACATCCATGTCAACACTTATTTTCCTTATTTTAGAACTTTAAACTCCGTCACAGAATCTATCCTGAATGATCTCCAATCTTCAGTAATAATGTCATAAACCGCAATGGTTTCGTCAGACATTTTTCTAGTTGATGTTCCTTTAGGTTTTTTATCTTCAGGGATTGCTTCTGCTTGAAGTGTACAGGTCATTACCCTTGTATATCCATCAACTTTAGTAAAGGTTACCTCGCATATGTTAGATTTTAAAAGGTTTCTATAGTCATTCATATCAGTTCCACTCATTGTCAATTTTAGTTGTTTCATTATATACATCACTATAATGGGTTTTTGCAAAAGATTCAGAATCTTTCCAAACATTATGGTTCACATCTAACTTCGCTAAGTTATTATTAATAGTCATTTCAGACTTTAGGAAGTTCTTATATGCCTTGGATGTTCTTGGAAGTTTATTCTTTGATGTTAGTTTAGTTTTAAACTCAGATTTTGAATTTAGGTTATTCACTGCGTTTCTTATTAAGTCAATACGATTCTTCATTATATAATTCTCTTGTTAGATCTCTAGTTGGTTTGCATTTTAACGAACCCTTTGATGTTATTTCTAGTATACTATTTTTAGAATCTATAACATCGCTTTGTGTAAATTTTTGAATCTTTGAATTTACATCACTTTTAAAATTGTCGTCACATTTAAAATTCATCGCTCTCCTAATTATTGATTATGTTATAATTATAGCATATCATCCTTTAAAAGTCAACTCTTATTTCCATTTTGTGAAACAGTAAGATTATCCTGTCCCTCTAGAAGAAGAACGGGTATTCTCATTTCTTGATATGCCTGTTGATTGTGGTGTGATCCGTATTTCTCAACGAACTCCACGTATGATAGAACAAGTGAATCTTGCTCCATGTCAATGATATAATCTGTAATTTTACTCATAAAATATATATATTCCCATTTCAAAATACTATTATACTATAGTATTGAGGTGATGTCAAGCGAATAATTTTAAATTAGTGTTTTATTTGAAAATGTGGTCCATCCGGAAAGTTTTTCCAATCGGCACCACATTCGATTTCAACACCAAGTTCTGAAGCAGCAACCTTCATAGCATCTGCCAGTTTATGATATAAAGGCCAATCCCACCTAACCTCTGTTCCTATGTACGCAACAAGATCAACTGCCATTCCTGTTAAATGCCGACTTCTCATTGTCTTGCTTGCACCTCTATCAAATAACTTTTGCTGTCTTTCAAGTGACCTTACACCCTCAGTTACACCAAAGTCTATTTCAGTTATTTCTATTGCTCTTTTTACAACACTTTGTAATCCTTCATCTACCCCAATCAGTTTCTTCTTAGACCTTCTACTTAACTTGAATTTACTCATGATACATCATCCTCTATTTTAGATTCTTCAGGTTTAGGTTCTTCGGTTTTACCAAAGATTTTATCCCAATTGTCTTCGAATTGTTTTCGGTCACTTTGTTTTCTAGGGGAACTTCCTTTTCCCCCATGCCAACTTTTTGTCATAACTAACCTTTATAAATTTTTAGTAAATGTGTTTCAAATTGCTCTACCTTTTCTAAACGATTCGGCCATAGTATATATTCCTTTTCAGGGTTCTTTTTGAGATTATTAAGTAATGGCACCACAGCATTGTATAGTGCATCAATTTTAGTTTGTAGATCTAATGCTGTACTTTCGGTTTTAAGAACTTGATTAGTTGCTTGTTGCACAATATCAAGTTCTGCCTCATCTACAGCGGTAAATCCAAAATCGAATATATCATCTATCATCTAGTTTCCCACAACATTTTTTAGGTTTAACTTCTTCTTCTTCTTCAATGAAATCATCATCAAAATCATCGAACATGTTATCACCTTCTTCTTCATTATCTTCACTATACAATTCATTGATTAAATTTAGTCTAGCAATAACTTCATCAGAATCCATCCAAATATCTTTATTATTTAGGATAGATTCGATTTCAACTTCAGTTAAGAAGTCTTCATATATCTCTCTTAATAGTTTTTCTGACCACTTCTTTTCGTGTATAATATTATCATACATTTCCCCACCCTTGCCAATAGTACCACCAGAATAATTGTGGAACATAAACATAGAATGATCTGATACTTCATAACTAGAACCTTGAAGAAATATCATTGTAGCAGCAGACATACAAGCACCTTCAACAGAACAAATGACACTTGCTTCTGTTTCTTGAATAGATCTTATCATTTGAATAGCAGTGAATAAATCACCACCAAACGAATTGATATGTATCCTAACGATATCACCCTTAACAGCATTTCTGATTGTATCAAACCAATCAATATACTCAGATGCTTCTGCTATTTCACCTAATAGATAAAACTCGTGAAGTGCTCCACCTAAAGGTCTATTTAAAAAACTATTGGACTTTTGATCAGATCCCAAAATCATCCCTATACTTTCACTTCCCATATTATATCCTATCTTATAATTAAGTTTCTTCAACTGTTAATGTATCCCATTCACTTGCACGGATACTTATAAAACAACCACGAACCATCACCTCAATAGGATCTCCTAAAGGTGCTACTCTTATGACCTCAACAATAGTATATGGTGTCATACCGAAAGCTAATAACTTCTTTCTGATATCACTCTTAGCAATCTTTAGTATTTTATATTTCATAAATTAGGATATCTTCGACCAAGCATCCCCAGTCCTATCGACTTCAATCATTGCCGTATATTTAATTTACCTTTGTATAACCGCTATGATAAACTCTTCAGAGATAACGACACGTTGTTCACCATCAACTTTCACTGGTGTACTCTTTGCCCAATCTAATAAGATTTCATCACCCACAGCAACCTCATTCACTTCTGATCCAATCTCAAGCACTCTACCAGTTTCATTATCAGACATACCAGAAGTACCTTCAATAATAATTCCTGATGATGTTGTTTTTACACGTTCAATGTTTGCTACTAATACATTCTTTTTCAATGGTGCAAATTTCATAATTTATCTCACTTTTTAGTTTTTATAAAAATCTTTAAATCCTAACATACCTCAATCATCGACTGTCTTGACAGATTCCTTTAATTTGACAGGCATTCCCTTTACTAGTCGAATAACACTCTTGGCATTGTGTCCTTTACCAATGCGTTTAGCATCAGCATCATCTTTAGCAATGAACTTACGGACTTGTCCATTACGCATCATCATTTCGTATTGACCTTCTATTATAAAATCTTTAAATCCTAACATGCCTTCAACTGCTAATACTTTATCACCAGTTTTAAAACCTTTTTTTCTCATTACTGTTTTAGCAACAAGATTTACTTCTTTATTCTTTTTATCATATTCAATATGAACTGGGATGTTAATATCAGTACTCATTGATTTCACTAACTCTTCAACCTCTTTACCACCACCAACTTTAGATATTTTTTTACCAAACTTCTTATACAGATCTTTATATATGCCCACCAATTCATCGGGTGTAATCTGTTTCTTATTTCTTGCATCATTTAATCTATCAAAGAAATGTTTAGTAAACACAACATCAACTCCAAGTTGGTCGAATATTTTATCAAGAGATTTCTCTATGACATTAAGTTGTGACTTTGTGATTTTATCATCCATACTAGTTATCCTATTTATTATTTATTATTAACTATTAGTATTTATACAATGTTCTTGGTTATACATTTCAATAGTGTCTAATAATTGGGGCGCCCAATTATCTCTATGTTCAATAAACACTTGTGCTGGTGCGTTATCTACTGCAATAATTGTTACTAGTTGTGTAATAGGTATCCCAGTTCTTTCTTCCCACATAATAGCATACGCGGCTTCTTGAATATAATAATTAGATATCCATGCTTCCTTTTTAGGTTTAGTTGATGTTTTATAATCTATAATAGACATAACACCATCGAATTCACCCACACAATCTACACGACCCGCTAACTTTAAATAGTCAGAGTATAGAGCAAACTCTTGACCATATATTTTACCCATTCTAGTATCAAGGATATCTTTCACTGCTAAGAAAGATTGTATTACATTAGGCATGAACCCTTTTCTATAATCAGGATTGTTCTTTACATATTGTTCTATAATAGAATGGACAGCAGTGCCACGAGTAGAAGCACGATAAGATATTTTATTTGCCTCTTCTTCTCCTACTCGTTTACGCCATGCCTCAATACTATCACGACCTAGTATTGATAATACAGTAGTGACAGAAGGATACAAAGTACCGTCAGGTGTCTTGTATTTTCTACCACCACCATTATATACAACATCTAGATCTTGATAACCAAAATCTATATCAAGTTTTTCAAATAATTTCATAATTTAATAAGGCACTTTGGTTATTATACTTTTCCTTATTTTTATCAGAAGGATCCCGCATCTTCTTAGGAGTGTTGCGTTTTATTTCATCTTTAAATTTATTTTTAGAATCGTATTTTGCTAGTTTTTTTGACATAATATTTTATTTAATTCCTAGGTGTTCTTTAGTCATAATATATTCACGTACAAGACCTGAACGAACAATGTCTTCCCATGTGAATTCCACAGTTTCAAAGTATTTCATGTTAGTAATAATAGACATGAACTTTAAAATTCCATCTCGATCTTTATCTTTAGAGAAGTCAGATTGATAATAATCGCCACACATTATAAATCTACAGTTCTCCCCTATACGGGTAATAACAGAATCTAGTTCGTGAAAATTTAGGTTCTGCATTTCATCGACAATGATAATAGCATTGGTTAATGTAATACCCCGTATGAATGATGTTGATGTGAACTCTATTGCCCCTTGATTTACAAGAGCATCCCAAGCATTAGGTTCTTCTATGAGTTCACTTACAATACCTCTATAAGGTGCTGTATAAACCTCTTGCTTTTCTTCTTCTGTTCCTGGTAAGAAACCAATATCTCTAATCGGAACAACGGATCTGATAATAACCAATTTATCATATGGTGTATCTTTATCCAGAATTTCTTCTAGTGCCAGATACATTGCAATAAAGGTTTTACCAGTACCAGCAGAACCATTCAAAGAAAGATTCATTCCACTATTATATGCTCGGAACACTTTCCCTTGATTCTCGGTAAGAGGTTCTAAAGATGTTAGATTTTCTAATCTTATTTTAGTTGATTTACTATTCATTATTAGTTTTTTGTATGAATACTGTTGCCTTGTCCAGAACCTGATTTGATTTTCTTTAGAACATCATTCCAACCATCTGAAGTTTTTGATAATACACCCCCTAGTTCATGAACTATATGAGGTGAAACTGCAATATATGCTACTTGATCTTTATTGTCCTCTAGGTAAATCTCCCTTGCTGATATTTTCATAAACTTTTCTGTGATTTCTCCAGTGTTTATATTCTTAAACATATAGGTTGGCATTCATATCCTCTATTAGGTTTTAAGACAATCTTACTACTGAAAATATATTATACTATACAATAGCAAGATTGTCAAGACTTATTTACGCTCCTAGAAAGAAATCCTCCAAGTCTTCAATTCTAGAATCAAGGTACTCTCTCTTCTTTTGAAGATCGAATGCCTTTTTGTTTTCACCACGTTTTTCTAATCTCCGCATAAAGTATCCTAGTTCCCTAGAATCCCTCTTTAATCTTTCTACTTGAGGTCCATACATATTCAGTTTCCTGTATATATTTTTACTGTATTTAAAATGATTTAACTGAGAAAACTTTTACTCCTTGTTGCATGGGTTGGCATAATATATTTACTGCTTAATCAATTCTGGAAAGACTTCGTTAACTAAAGACTTTGTAATACCTTTATACACACTAGTCAGTTTCTTATCTTTCATTAGAATAACTAACTCTGCTTCCTTTACATGAACACCTTCAAGGATCTCAATAAACATTCTTTCAACTTTCGGTCTTTGTAAAGCATCACCTTTACCACCCTTAACAAAATAAGAAAATCTATTTGTCACATGTTGTAGTGTGGTTCTAGAATATCCAACAGGAGCATCATCTTGATTAAATGGTGGTGATCCTTTAGGTAAAGTAAATACAATACCATCATCAAATGAACCTCTTAGAATGTCTCTTAATGCTAGTGTATTATTCTCTTTTAAAAATTTTATCTTTGCCTTTTTAGTCTTCAATAAGACTGCTTTCTCTAATACCTCGTGTATCATTAGTATCACGTAAATTCTCCTGCACATTCGATTAATAAACTACAACGGTTCTTTATAAGATAATTTAATACCTTTAACTTACTACTAACTTTCACATTAGCAACTTCTTCTTGGATATTTGACACAAGATCTTTAGGTATCTGTGTTAGATCAATCATCTTACGGTTTCTACAGAAGTTTCTATATGTTTCTGTTTCCATAATAGTATGCATATCATCAAGATTGTCAATTGTATACTTTGCAATCTTCTTTTGTGTCATTGGACTTTGACGGATACCTTCAGAAAATGTATTATCAGGACTCAATACATTTGGCACACCATCACTTGAATCACCCTTTAATAAGTGTTCTAGTAGATATGCTTTAGGATCTGGGTTCTGTATAAATTTCTTTGTGATAGGACTATATTGTCTGATATTGTTGAATTGATGTAACTGAATGAAATCTTTATCACCGGATACAATCATCACTTTATCATGTTGTCCGAACTCTTGGGTATCTAATGCTAATACACCAATAATATCATCTGCCTCACATCTATCAACCTCTACAACCTTATAAGGAAAGTTCTCCTTTAATTCAAGTTTAATTTTATCAATAATCACAAAGATACTTTTCCAATCAATAGGTGATTCTTTTCTTGCCGAAGCCCGTTTAAATTTATATTCAGGATAAATCTCTTTACGCCATGAATAAGAATCTATAGCAATTACCATTTGACCATATTCGGTACGGAATCTTTTATTATACATTCTGAGTGAATTCAGAATTGTATGTCGGATATCGTCTTCCTTTGTTAGTTTTTGAGCAACAACATTGCCAATAGCAATTGCTGAGAAATCTATAATAATCATAATATGTTTCCATTTTTATTTTGTAAGACTTATTATAACTCACATTCAAGGCAAAGTCAACTCTTTTACATGATTTCTATGGATCTTCGCTTGTACTATTCCATTATACCATAGATCAGGATGTAATAATACTTCACGGAAAATCTGTTCCCTTAATTCTACATACGACAATGCACCCTTAGATTTGCAATAAAACAATATCTCTCTTGTAAAGTTTTCTGCTCCTAGTGAAACCACATCAGACGACAACTCTACACTGGAACCATAATAAGTTTTCCAATCAGATTCTACTTGACTCTTAATCTTCTTACGTTTCTTTGTTCCATCCTTTAAGGTCACCATCTTGTACTTAGTCTTAGCAAACTTTGCAAGTTTCTTACCAATATATTTTCTATTATTGGTAAGATTCGTCACCATATAAACGAACCCGACACAATCATCGGGTAATGTTTCTACTAAAGTATTCTGGTGATACCAATCATTATTCAAAATCTTCATCATCAGATTCATTCAAAGGAATTTCATAACCTTCTTCAAAATCTAAATCATCAATATTTTCAGTACCACAATAAGGACAGTATCTAGTTTGAACATTTTCTAGTACTGCCATAGTAGATCTTATTTTATATTCCATTTCACATGCATTACATGTGTGTTCTATTTTATCCATATCACTCATTTCCTTTTTTACCTTTATTCGTTAGGTATATTAATGGTCGCCTATTGTGGACCGGGCGATAGCGGTCACCTCTTTCTACTCAATAGTAGGTGAGATATTATCCATGACACGAAATGCATTCATCTTTGTTAGTGGTTACACCACTTTCAGATCTAATATAATATAAACTTTTTATATAAGGATCTAGAAACGCAGCCTTATGTACCGATGATATATATGCCTCCGATTCATCAGCAGAAAAGAACAGATTAATACTTTGTGCTTGATCTATAAATCGTTGTCTTCCAGATGCCAATGTGATTATTTGGAATTGAGAGATTTCAAAGGCAGTCTTAAAAACTTCTTTCTCTTCTTCCGATAACCAATCAACATGCTGAACAGATCCACTATTCTTAATAATATCTTGGACAGTTTTAACAGAATATACATCACGGTCTTTCATCAACTTTAATAATGTCGAATTTACTCTATCAACCTTTCCAGCAGATGTGTTTTGAACATAAGCATTCTTGTATATAGGTTCAATACCTTGACTAACAGATCCACAAATAAGAGCAGAAGATAAGTTAGGAGCAATAGCAATACGATGAGTATTTCTAACACCATAACCAACACACCATTCTGGTTCACCAAATGATTCGGCCATCCACTTAGATGCCCTTAAAGATTCAGAATCAAGGTGTTTAAAGATTTCTGTATTTTTATAATATGCATCCATACTTTCAAATGAAATCATATTTTCTTGTAGATAAGTATGAAACCCCAATAAACCTAACCCTAATGCTCTACTCTTTTCAGCAAACTTAACAACCTTTTCCATACCCTGTGTTCTTTTACCGATTTCAATTAGATCTTGGTTAACACAATCAAGGAACACGGTAGCATTAAATACTGCATCTGTATCTTTCCATTCATCATACAAAGCACCATTCATTGAAGACAACACACAAGAAAATGTATGATCATTATCAGAATACAAAGTAATTTCTGTACACAAATTTGATGCTTTTACTTCAAAACCTTTATCCTTATACATCCGAGGATTTTGTTTATTGACCTTATCAACAAAAAAGAAATATCCTTTGCCCGTGATCATTTTAAGTTTCATGGCTTTCTGATATCGTTCAATAGCATCAGGATCACCCGCTTCTAATCGTTCAATAAAATCATTTGAAACTATCCAACCAACATTAGCATCATCAGGGTATTTAGAAATATGATTAATCAATTCATGATAATCTGCATGATCAATCTCAACGTATCCCGCCCAAGCACCGCGTCTTTGAGAACCCTGTGAGATATCTCTTGACATTTGAATAAAATCCTTAAGTACTGGTAATACCCCAGACGCACCACCTTTGATGCCATTGATATTTGATCCTCTTGCTCTAATCCCACCCAAGTACCCCGAAGTACCAAATCCATTCTTTGATAGTATTGCTGCTTCTTGTTGAGCACCATAGAAATCATATACAGAATCTCCTACTACCCCACCAGAACAACTTACAGGACAACCAATACCAGTACCCATATTAGATAGAACGGGTGTAGATGCTGCTAGATGACCGCTCCATAGTAGGTTAAAGAAAGTATCTTCCCAATATGGTTTATCATTAGTATAAGTTGCTGCGTGTTTTGCTACTCTAGTATAAACTGATTGTAGATCTGTATACTCTGGTGTTAGATATTTTTCTTTAAGCATTTGCCAAGCAGCAGTTGTACACCAAAGTGGCAATTTACCTTCTGCTTGTAATTGTTTACGTTCTTCACCAAGTTCTTCATAAATGCTACACTCTTTCACCATGCAAATTTTCCTTCTGTCCATGCTCTATTATAATCAGACCCCTGAGAACTAAAAAAATCATGTAGAGTACTACTCTCAAGATCTTTATAGAACCATGATGCTATAGGGTTATATGTAGGGTTAAAGATATGTTTATATCCCAAGTTAGATAAACAAATGTCCAATCTCGATTCAACGAAATGAATCAACTGTTTATCACTAATACCTTTAATACTACCCTTTTCAAAAATCTTACCAATAATCACTGCTTCATGTTCTAGGATAATTCTTGTAGTATCTTCTAATTCTTGTCTAAGTTTTACTTGTTCTGCTTCAGTAATTACACCATCTTGAATTGCTTCATCTAACAATGTTCTGAATAACCATGCACCCGCTTCTGAGTGCAATGTTTCGTCAATAGCAGAAAAGTTAATACCGGCATTTACATTTACCAGTTTATTTTTACCGTTGTTATTAAAGTGTTTCAAGAAAGCAAATGATGAATATAATATAGCACCTTCAATCATAGAGAAGATACCAACAGACTTCAGAATATTATAAACCGTATCACGTTTAGAAACTCTCTTAGAGATCCATTTCATACGATTATTTAATACTTCATCATCCATATAAGCAGTATAGAATTCATCATTATCTAATCCAAGGACTTCATTAATTCTATTGTAGAATGGTGCATGTACCCCAATTTCCATAAAGGCAAATGTTGTTGCCATTCTTTGGATGTCTGGTCTAGGAAATACTTTACTAACATAATTTTGCCAATAGTCATTACCAACCGATAACTCATAGATTGTAAATAATTTTAGTGTAGAAATAACACCATGATATTCTGCTTCGGTAAAGTTGGTTTTAAGATCGTGTAAATCTTTTTCAACTTCAATTTCATCGGGCAACCAGAAGATTTCTGATTGTTGTTTGGCAAACTCTATTGCTGTTTTGTAATCTATCGTGTAAATAGATTTCGGTTCTAATAATCTAATTCCCATTTCATTCCTTTATCAAGTTTCTTAAAGTCAATAACATATTGTATACTATATAGTAGGATTTGTCTACTAATATTTTTATTTTAGTGACTTTTCATAATAAAGAATAATTGCTTTTTGTTGATCTATATATCTTTTCATGTCTTGCACATTTAGGGATATATTCTCATATCCTCTTACTGATATTGCAATGAACACAACTTGACCATTCATCTTTCTGGATTTTTCTAGGAATGCTTCTAAGTTTTTATCTGACACCACTGACCATTCCACTTTAGAAAGTTTAATGGGTTTGGGATGTTTTTGTGGAGTGATCACTGGTTTTATGAATTCAGTGACTGTCACAATTTTAGGTTGAAACAGTGAGCAACTACTAAGGGACAGTAGTAGTATCGGCAGTAATATTCTTAAATAGTTCAATGGTTTCTTGGGTCGAATCGTAATAATATTAATATTTACCCCCAACCATCAATACTAGTAACAGCAATTGCACCATATATTTTTATCATACTATAACCCCTAAATTTAAATTTGTATAAATAACACTAGAAATACTATTCTATAACATTACTCACTTTTTGTCAAGCAATAAAGGTGTTACTCGCGGAACGACAATTCCCAGTAACTCTAATCATTCTACAATGGAAACCATTATGACCAGCACAACTATATATACACAAATTATCCCAACATTTCTTTATATCAAGCAACACTCCAAGACAGGTTTAAAATACTTCGGTAAAACCACTAAGAAAGATCCCTATAAGTATCAGGGTTCTGGTACTCGTTGGACAAATCACATCAAAAAGCATGGTAAAGAATTCATAGAGACCCTTTGGTTATCAGAACCATATTACGACACCAGTATAACAGAAGTCGCACTACAGTTCTCCAATGAAAATGATATAGTAGAATCTAAAGATTGGGCAAATCTCATTCTTGAAAACGGTCTTGATGGTGGTGCTGCTGGAGGGAAACTATCAGTTGAACATAAAGCCAGGATTTCTGCCTCTAAACAAAATATATCTGATGAAACTAAAGCAAAGATGTCTGCTGCTCATAAAGGCAGGAAACATTCAGAAGAAACTAAAGAAAAGATGAGTGCCTCTAAAAAGAATATGTCACCCGAAACTAAAGCCAGGATTTCTGCTGCTCAAAAAGACAAGAAAATATCAGAAGAAACTAAAGAAAAGATGAG